GGGGTTGTTACGGCAGGGTATGCACTTTATGTGAATAAGGATGCCGCAGACATTTCATTGGTTCTTCAGGGCGTTCCTCTAGGTGGCACAAATGTAGTCAATGGTTTCAATGTCAATAACTTCCAGCTAGCTAATTGGCTAGTTCAAAATATTGCAAATATTCGGAAAGATTGTGTGGTCTTTATTTCACCAGATCTTGGTGTAGTTAATTCATATCCTGGTCAAGAAGCTCAAGCACTTGTTGCTTGGTATGGTGCTTTGTCTGATTCAACATATCAATTTGTTGACTCTGGTTTCAAGCAAATTTATGATCGGTATAATGACATTTATCGGTATGTCCCACTCAATGGTGATACTGCTGGTCTATGTGCAAGAACGGATCAGACAAATAATGCTTGGTGGTCTCCTGCAGGATTTAATCGCGGTCAGATTGCAAATATTGTTAAGCTTAGATATAATCCAAATAAGGCAGCAAGAGATCTTCTATATTCTACTGCTTCAATCAATCCAGTGGTAACATTCCCAGGTAAGGGAACGGTACTATATGGTGATAAAACAGGCACATTGAAGCCTTCGGCGTTCAATAGAATTAACGTTCGTAGACTATTCATTGTTCTTGAAAAGGCAATTTCTACTGCAGCACAATATTCACTCTTTGAATTCAATGATGCCTTTACTAGAGCTCAATTCACAAATGTCGTGACAAGTTATCTACGACAAATTCAAGCTCTACGTGGTATTACTGCTTTCAAGGTTGTGTGTGATACTACCAATAATACACCTGCAGTAATTGATGCTAATCAGTTTGTTGGTGACATTTATGTTCAGCCTGCAAGATCAATCAACTTCATCCAGTTGAACTTTGTGGCTGTAAATACAGGCGTTGATTTCTCTACAGTCATCGGACAATTCTAATAAATAAGGAACGGAGTAAAAAAGATGCCTTTTAATATTCAAGATTTTGCATCAAATGGTTTGGCGCTAGGTGGCGCCAGACCATCACTCTTTGATGTATTAATTACATTCCCTGCAGGATTTTCAGGTGATACCAGCACACCTGCAAGCAAACTACAATTTACTTGTAATGCCACTCAGTTGCCTGCTTCTTCTCTAGGTGAAATTCAAGTTCCTTATTTTGGTAGAAAGATTAAGTTAGCAGGTGATAGAACATTCCAGGATTGGACTATCACCGTCATGAATGATGAGGATTTCCTAGTTCGTGATAGTATTGAATCCTGGCATACACAGATTAATTCAATTCAGAATAATCTTCTAAGCACAAGTTTTGATGGTAATCTTTATAAGTCTGCTACTGGCACAATTACACAATATGGCAAGGATGGATCAATTCTTAAGTCATATTCAATGGTTAACATGTTCCCAGTAGATGTTTCTCAGGTCGACCTAAGCTGGAATGCTACGGATCAGTTTGAAAGCTTTCAGGTAACATTTGCTTATGATTACTGGATTCCAACAAATAGTGCTTCTGGTGTTGGTGTAGTCATTTAAGCTTGAATATATAATGAGTATGGTTTAAAGGTATAATGCATTGCAGTTATTTGGTTTTGAATTTAAAAGAAAAGTACAAGTAGATCCCGCACCGTCATTTGCACCTAAAGAACAAGATGACGGTGCGGTTATTATTGCCGCTTCTGGTGCTTATGGCACATATATTGATCTAGATGGAACGGTCAGAACTGAAGCTGAATTAGTCACAAAATATCGTGAAATGGCTTTGCAGCCTGAGGTTGATGCAGCAGTAGATGAAATAGTAAATGAAACTATGTCTGCTGATGAGGAAAAGATTGTCAGTATTGTTCTTGATAATTTAAAAGTTTCCGACAAAATTAAAAAAGCAATCATAGAGGAATTCGGTGTTGTTTTAAATGTTTTGAATTTTCAATCACATGCTTATGATATATACAGACGTTGGTATGTTGATGGGCGGTTATACTATCACGTAATCATTGATGAAAAACATCCTAGAGATGGCATCAAGGAAGTACGATATGTTGATCCTAGGAAAATCCGAAAGATTCGTGAAATTTCCAAAAAGAAAGTTGTTGGTGGCACTGATTCTTCTGCCATTGTTCCCAAGATTGTAAATGAATATTTCTTATATAATGATCGCGGGTTTAATTACGGAAATAAAATTGTTGGTCCAGCAACAACTGGTCTAAAGATTGCAAAGGATTCCATTGTTCACGTTTCATCAGGTCTTACTGATACTCAAGGAACCATGGTCCTTTCATATCTTCACAAAGCAATTAAAGCAGTCAATCAGCTTCGTACTCTAGAAGATGCTGTGGTAGTCTATAGATTATCCAGAGCACCTGAACGAAGAGTATGGTATATTGATGTTGGTTCTCTTCCTAAAATGAAAGCAGAACAATACGTTCGTGATATTATGGTCAAGCACAAAAATAGATTAATTTATGATGGTGCTACCGGTGAAGTCCGTGATGATCGAAAGTTCATGACGATGATGGAAGATTATTGGCTTCCAAGAAGAGAAGGTGGCAAAGGAACTGAAGTTACAACACTTCCCGGTGGTCAAACATTGGGTGAAATGGATGACGTTTTATATTTCCAAAAGAAACTTTATCAGACATTGAATGTTCCTGTTAATAGACTCAATTCTGATGCACTTTTCTCATTGGGTAGAGCAACAGAAGTAACACGAGATGAATTGAAATTCAATAGATTTGTATCTAGACTTCGTACCAAATTCTCTACACTATTCACATCTCTTTTGGAAAAGCAAATTGTTCTAAAGGGTGTTATGTCACTTGAAGATTGGCAAAATATTTGTGCAGACATCCGTTATGATTATTCAAAGGATAATTACTTTACCGAATTGAAGGATGCAGAGATTCTTGAAAATAGAATTAATCTCATGTCAAACCTCATGCAAAGTCAAATGATCGGTGTTTATTATTCTCATGAATGGGCCAGAAAGAATGTTCTCCATCAAGATGATGAACAAATTGAAGCAATGGATGAACAGATTGAAGAAGAAAATAATGATCCTCGGTGGCAACCACAAGAAGATGATGGAATGAATCCCGGGGAAGAATCAGATGACCAAGGTGCACCAGAACAAGGTGGTGCACCGCCACAGGAAGAAGATGAAAAATCAAAAAATCTTGCCGCGGCATCTGCATTATATCATACTTTAAAACTAAAAAAGAATAGAACTACACAAGAAGAATCGCAATTTAAATCTGTTGCTTTAATTCTTGCAAAAAATGATCCACAATTATTGAAGGATAAATAAACTATGAACGATGAATATACACTTTTTGATTTGATTTCTTTTAGTCATAATCAGAAACCAATTGAATTTGAACATGCTTTCAATTCACTTATTACAGATAAATTAGCAGATGCAGTCTCATATGCAAAAGCAAATGTTGCACAGACTATGTTTGCACATGAAGAAGAATCAGAGGAATAAAAAAATGGTCAAGAAACTCTCGGATGTTCTAAAAGGTAAGCTTGAAGGTGTTAAGAGTAGCACTGTTACTCCAGGATCACTCGGGACTAGACCTGGTGTAGATTATATGCCTAAGGCACCTTCCGAACAAGATTTTGTTGCAGCTCATACTTTTGAAAAGCATGCAGGTAGAGTTGGGAATGATGCAGATGTTTATAACGGCGGAAAAATTAAATATTCAATGGATACACCTCAGATGAAGAATTTTGGGCACAAAAAGGGTGATGATGAAAAGGCTTATAATGAAGTAAAAAGCCCAACAAACACCGGCAAGGAAGTTGGTGAGACCATTATGAAGATCAAGAATATTACGCCTGGCCAGACAGTTAAAGAAGAAACGTCAAAGAAAACACTAAATGAAATTCTAACAAAATCAACACCTGCAGGTGAATGGATTAAGGATTTCATTGATTCTGATAATCCGAAATTTGCTGGCAAATCTAAGGAAAGGCGTAAGCAAATGGCTTTAGCTGCTTACTATGCCAAACAGAGAAATGAAGAAGTAGAACAGATTGACATGGAAGAAGATATAGCTGTCCCACTTTTAGGTGGTGATATTGCAAAAAATAAAACTGATGACACTCAGGATGAAATTGCAATGGTCAAAAGTGAATTAAAGGCTATTGCAAATAAAGCAATGCATATGCTTATGTCTCTTCCTACTGATATGCATATTGAACCATGGGTGCAAGCAAAGATTGCTATGGCTAAGGAAATTCTTTCAGGTGTTCATGACTATATGATTTATGGTCATGGCCAATCCGTAGAAAAAGAAGCAGATTCACAAATGGATATTACATCTTCGGGTTCAGTACCTCAAGATTTTCCAGGTATAACAGTTGATTATGGGAAAATTGTCTAATGTCTACATATCCAGTAAGCACTAATAATTATACAATGAAAACGACTCGTCCAGAGTCGTTCCTCCTTCCTTCAAGAGTACGAGATGTTGTGGGTAGAATGAAAATTTCTATGCCACAGAATATCTATGAAGCAGACTTTGAATATGGTTCACAACCAATGCGGTGGGAAAACTATACGGTCAACACTGCTTCATCAGGAAGTCTTGCAAGTATTGTTCAGCTTCCTGGTATGGGCGGTGTTCGTATGCTTGTTGGTAACAATGCAGGTGATTTAACAGTCCGTCAGTCACGTCCATATCATCGTTATCAGCCTGGCAAAACAATGTATATGGCCACAGCAATTAATTTCGGTGCACCAACTTCAAATAATTACCAACGTGTTGGATTCTTTGATGATTCAAACGGTGTATTTTTTGAACAAGGTGCTGTTACAGCCAATAATCCATCAGGCATGTATTGTGTCATTCGTTCGGATGCAGGTTTAGTCAATCTTGCTACAGGTGTGCCATCATCCTCACTTCCTGTAGATACAAAGATTTCATATGAAAATTGGTACGGTGATCCAGTAGGTTCACTTATCGACTGGACAAAGATTCAAATGCTTTGGATGGAATATGCTTGGTATGGTGCCGGCACAATTCGTTGGGGTGTTTTGCTCAATGGTGAGCCTTATGTTCTTCATGAAGTTGGTGCAGGCAATGGTAACTACACTGGTAATCCACAGCAATTCCCATGGTCAAGAACAGGTAATCTACCCGTAAGATATGAACAAAGAAATATTGGTGCAACAACAGCTAATAGTGCTTTGGTTCATTTCGGTGTATCAGTTATGGTAGAAAATCGCCAAGATGTACAACGTGGTTTCACATATGGCTATGGTATGTCTGGCGCCGCACCAAGACGAAATGTTCCTGCAGCTAATACACGTTTCCCCGTTACATCTTTCCAGATGCTTTCAATGGGCAGAACAGAAGCTAATAATACAACTACCAATAATTACTTTTCTGTATCGACTCTTGGTACTCAGGCAAATATTGTAGCATCTCCTGCACCAAATACAACATTCATTCAGGTTGCTGGTACACCATGGACGGCAAATCAGTTTGTTGGTCGTGCTATCACATTCTATGGTCTTGGTGCTGGTAATACAAATATTACTGCTCGTATTGCTAATAATACAGCAAATACATTATATTTCAATGATCTTATTTCCAATACAGCACCGATTGCCAATACACCCAATACTTCAACAACATATGGTATTGGTCTAATCAATCGCGGTCAGATTCTTCCACAATCTCTAATCATTTCTTCTGATGCAACTTGCTTTGTTGAATTGATTGTATCGACCGCAACAAATCCTGTTGGATTGACAGGTGCTTCATTTGTGCCTATGAATACACTTGGTTCATTTAACTCTCTTGCATCTAGAGATATTTCTGCTACAGCATTGACACCTAATACTGGTGAAGTTATCTATTCATTTACCGGTCCAGCTGGTGGTTCTGGTCTCCAGACATTTGATTTGACTAACGTGTTTGCTCTTTATAATAACATCCGAGGGAATCAGCCAGATATTCTAACTGTTGCTGTTTCTACACCTTCTGGTGTTTCTGCTAACGTGGGTGCTACACTTATTGCACAGGAAGCTATGTCTTAATAAATAGTAAATGTCAACAATAAGAAAGAGAAAAAAATGCGTCTGATTACCGAACTATTCGAGGAAATTGAATATATTTCTGAAGCAAAGGAAAATGGCGAGAAAGTCCATTATATTCATGGACCATTTATGCAAGCAGAGGTAGTTAATCGCAACGGTAGATCATATCCAATTCATGTGATGGAAAAGGCCGTTCAGGCTTATCACGACAGTCATATCAGTCAAGGTCGCGGTTATGGAGAACTTGGTCATCCTCAAGGTCCACAAATCAATTTGGATAGAGTTTCACATCTTATTACAGATTTAAAGCGCGATGGTGATTCTCACACTTTTATTGGTAAAGCAAAACTTACCGATACACCCATGGGTAATATTGCAAAAGGTCTTTTAAGTTCTGGTGCTAAGCTTGGTGTATCTTCTCGAGGTATGGGTTCTTTGGAACCAAAAGATGGTGTAATGGTTGTTCAACCAGATTATCAATTAGCTACTGCTGCTGATATTGTTGCTGATCCATCTGCTCCTGGTGCATTTGTGAATGGTGTAATGGAAAATGTTGAATGGATTTATGATTCAGTTCATGGCACATGGAAGGAAGAAAGACTTCACAATATCAAGAAGTCAATTAGAAAAATGACAATGAATGAAGTTGAACAGAACAAACTTGCCATCTTTGAAGGATATATTAATTTGTTGGTGTCAAAGAGATAAAAATTATAAATATCTTAGAAATATATCGAAAGGAGACATTTAAGCATGTCAAAGAAACCCGAACATCTAGATGAAAATTTAGAGCAAATTGAAGAAGATTCAACCGCTGCTCTAGCTTCATTAAAACCAGATTCAATGCCTGTTGGCCCAGACCCAAAGTCAAAGGTCGAACATATGACTGCAGTGCTTGATGCAATGCATGCTATGAAGAAGGATGATCTAACTTCTTGGTTCACAAAGGCAATGGAACTAATTGGAAAGGAAGCTTCACA